GAGTTACTTAAAAAACCTTGGTTTCAAAGTATGTTACCTGAGTCTGATACAAATTATGGTACTATCCTAGACATCTCTGAACTGATAGATGAATACAAAGTAGAAGCACCAAGACAATTTGCCAAAGGAGGCGCAGTAAATAAGATGAGCATGAAACAACAAATGTCACTATTCGAATACGGTGGTATTGCTGACGATGGTATGACCAAAGATCCAGTATCTGGCAACAACATACCTCCAGGATCTCTTGCTAAAGAAGTACGAGATGATATTCCTGCTATGTTGTCGGAAGGTGAGTACGTTATTCCTGCTGATGTTCTTCGTTTCTACGGGGTAAACTTTTTTGAAAATCTTCGTGGTCAAGCAAAACAGGGCTTGCAAAGCATGGAGCAAAATGGTAGAATTGGTGGAACTCCAATGACACAACAAGATGTTGCTCGTAATATGCAACAACCTACGATGGCTCCAGCACCAGTTCAAGCAGCTCAAGGTGCCATGATGCAGTCTCCTATGCGTATCCAACAACAAACAGCCCCTCAAGCTATGGGTAATGCTATGCCTCAGCAACAACCTATTATGGCTAATCAGGGCACTATGGTTCAAGGTTTTAACGATGGCCCAATGCCTACAGCTGCTCAATACAGATCTAGCTGGAGTCCTGCAAGAGCGAGGTACTCATCACCTATGTTCCAAGGTACATCTTCTCAACAAGCTAATATTGCAGCAGCACAAGAGGCAGCACAAGAACAAGCAGCTACAGAAGAAATTACACAATCAAGAAAGCACTACAATCAACAAGGAAAAAGTGCTCAGGTAGAGTATGTAGGTACAGATCCTTCAAACATGTCTATTAAGCAAACAGAAGCAAACCTTGCTATTGTTGCTGCTTACCCATTAACTGAAGAAGAATGGTTAGCTTACAAGAAAGAAATGAGTAAAGGCTCTGGTGGAGATGGTGGTGGTGAAGACCCCACACCTACTGGCTCTGATACTTCTTGGATGGATGGTATTGATTGGAGTGATCAACAATCTGTTAAAGATTGGGTGGAGTCTGATAATGGATTAGGTATGTCTGGATTTGCTAGCGGCCTTGCCGAAAAGGGTGGTATTCTTGGAGCAATACCTCAAGCAGTACAAGCTCAAGATATTGCTAAAACCAGAGGTATTCGTAGTTATTATGAAAGCATAGGTGACAAAGAGATGGTTGATTACCTAGATGGTAAACTTAAAGAGGCTATGGAAAAAACTGGCCTACTTACATCTGCTTTAGATAAGCTAGGTCTTCTAACTGGTAAAAATTATCTTAACCAAATGAAAAATCTTGATTTAACAACTCAACAGAATATAGAACTTGGTGGAATGTCTTTAGAAGAAAATCAAGCAATGACTGCTAAAGCTATACAACAAAAAGATGATGATCAAAAAATAGCAGCAGAAATTCTTGCAGAAGCTCAAAAATCTGCAGAATCAGGTTCAACAGCAGAAATTGTAGAAAAGTCTGGTGAAGAAGGTTCTCCTAATAGAGAACAAACAGAGCAAAACCTTTCTGACGTATTGTCAGGTTTGGAGACTGGTGCCAAAACTGGTACAATACAACTTAATAAGGGTGGCTTGATGACGGCACCCAAACCAAAAAAGAAAACGAGAAAGTATAATAAAGGCGGACTCGCAGGTAAGAAAAAATAAGGCTACCCAGCTACGGCTGGCCCCAACATAAGGAGAATATGATGCCTGAACTAGCAGAAGTAGAAACACCAAAGACAGCAGGATTTGTTGATCGAGGTTACAACTACGAAAGAAAACGTAAGCGTATTGAAGAGGAAGAAGAGGAGATCAAACGACTTGAAGCCGAACAGCGTGGAGAACTTGAAGCAGAAGACAACAACCAGTCAGAAGAAGAAAGTGCCAAAGCGGAAGAGGCCGATACAGAAGTTGAAGAAGCAACGTTATCTCCAGAAGAAAGAAGCTTCAAAAAACGTTATGGCGATCTAAGACGCCACATGCAAGAAAAAGAAAAGGAATGGAACGATAAGTTCGAGGCCTTTGAAAAACGCATGGAAAAAGAGTCCATTGTTCCACCTAAGTCAGAGGAAGACATTGAGGAATGGGCAAAGCAATACCCAGATGTAGCTGGTATCGTAGAGACTATTGCTGCTAAGAAAGCTCAAGAGATGTTTAGCAAAGCAGATGCTAGACTGAAAGAGTTAGATAAAGCACAGACAGAAGCAGAACGAGTTAAAGCTGAAAATGCTATTCGTAAATCTCACGAAGACTTTGATGATCTTCGAGCTTCTGATGAGTTCCATGATTGGGCTAATGAGCAGCCTAAGTGGGTACAGGATGCACTATACGAAAACTCAGATGATCCTGCGTCAGTAGTACGTGTAATTGACTTGTACAAAGTAGATAAAGGCCTTACTAAAACTGCAAAGAAAGCTAAGGCCAAAGATGCAGCTTCCACTGTTACTCGTCGCAGTAAGACAGAAGTAGATGTAGAAGATGCAAACGATGTAATTCGTGAATCAGATGTAGCTAAAATGTCTGCACAAGAGTTTGAAGCTAAGTCTGAGGATATCAACAAAGCTATCCGTTCGGGTAAATTTGTTTACGATATGTCTGGCAATGCCAGATAAAGCTGTTGACATCTAGTAAATCAACAGTATAACTATAGGCACAGAGACAAAAGCCTCTTTATGACTACCTTTTGTCTCAACCTAATTTTCATATAAAGTCTAAAACTAAAAAGAACCACCTGTTAAAGTATAGGCCCAGTAAGTACACGGTAGCGCAACTGTATACTATCTGCACCCTAGAAAAATAGCAGCCTCTTTAAGGTGTTTAGCTTAGTTAAGCCAAATATCAGGAGGATTTATCATGGCTTTTGCAGTAGCGTCAGGTTACACTAACCTGCCAAACGGGAACTTCTCTCCCGTAATTTATTCCAAAAAAGTTCAGCTTGCTTTCCGCAAGTCAACTGTTGTTGGAGATATCACAAACTCTGATTATTTCGGTGAGATTGCCAACCAAGGTGATACCGTTAAAATCATTAAAGAACCTGAGATTTCAGTTTCAGCATATGCTCGTGGCACAACTATTGCTGCGCAGGATTTGCAGGATGACGATTTCTCTCTAGTCGTTGACAAGGCAAACTACTTCGCCTTCAAAATGGACGACATCGAAGAAGCGCACTCACATATAAACTTCATGGATCTTGCGACCAACCGTGCGGCATACCGCTTGGCTGACCAGCATGACCAAGAAGTTTTGGGTTACCTATCAGGTTATGCACAGTCTGCTCTACATACTAATGCTGATGGTGTTAACACCACAGTAAACGGTACTAAAGCAAATTCTTCTGCAGGTACAGACGAACTTCTAGCAGCTAACAAGTTGGATATGTCAGACTTTGGCAACATCACAACTACAGCATCTGCAAGTACAACTGGTGACTCAATTCCAGTTGGTGCTCGTCTACCAGGTGCAACAGCACTACCAACAGCGTACGTATCACCAACTATGATGATCGCACGTATGGGCCGTTTGTTGGACGTTCAAAGCGTTGACAAAGCAGGTCGTTGGATTGTCATTTCACCTGAGATGATGGAAGTATTGATGGACGAAGATTCACGTCTATTGAATGCTGACTTCGGTGATGCAGGTGGACTACGTAACGGTCTAGTTCTTAACAACTGGAATGGTTTCCGTGTATACGTTTCAAACAACCTACCATCAGTCGGTACTGGCCCAGGTACAACAGGTACTGCAGCACAGGACGACAACTATGGTGTGATTGTTGCTGGTCATGACTCAGCGGTTGCAACTGCCGAGCAGATCAACAAAACTGAAACATACCGTGACCCAGATTCATTTGCGGACATCGTTCGTGGTATGCACCTATATGGTCGTAAGATTCTACGTCCAGAAGCTCTTGTAACAGCACGTTACAACCTAGCTTAATAAGTACTACTTTAGGGGCAGGTTTAGGCTTGCCCCTTTAGCCTACTCAAAGGATTCTTTCAATGGCTACATACGTTGCTTTAACGAATGAACTGCTAAGACGTTTAAACGAGGTCACACTAGATACTGCTGGTGATGGCTTTGATACTGTACGTAACGTACAAGCCTTAGCTAAGGATGCCATTAATAACGCAATTAGAAATATTATTCAGACTGGCCAAGAGTGGCCTTTCTTAAAAACTACTTATACCCAGACACTAACTGCAGGTACGAGAGAGTATAGCTTTCCCTCAGATTATTCTAGTGCTGACTGGGAAACATTTTACCTTAAGAAGTTGTCTTCTATAGATAACTCTCCTATGCATCTTCCAACTATTACATATGACGAATACATACAAAAATACAGACAAGTAGATGATACAGGAGATGCTGCAGGTATTGCAGCACCTAACCTTGTTTATCAAATGAATGAAAGTAAGTTTGGTGTAACTCCTATTCCTAATGCTGCTTATGAAATTGAGTATGTTTATTGGTCTTTCCCTTCAGATCTTTCTTTGTATGACGATGTAGCAATTGTTCCAGATAGATTTAAACATGTAGTTATTGATGGTGCAATGATGTATATGATGCGTTTTAGATCAAACGATCAAAGTGCAGCTATTCACCAACAAAATTTTGAAAACGGTATTAGATCAATGAGACGTGTTCTTATTGATGAACCTTTAAACATCAGATCTACTGTACTACAAAAAAGTAAGTCATCTAATAGTATTATTGGCAGCGTAGCGTAATGGCTGAAAATCTAGCATCTTTTAAAGTATTCTGCCAAGGCGGTCTAAACACTAGTCGTGATGTGTTGTCACAAGGTGAGACACAACCAGGATCAGCAGTTGCTTTGATTAACTATGAACCTGCTGTTACTGGTGGTTATCGTAAGATTAACGGCTTTATAAATGATTACGGTACAGTTACAGGCACGGGCAAAGTATTAGGTGTTTGTGTTGCTAACGGTGTCAATGATGGTATTCTAGCTTGTCGTACACCTTCTAGTGGTTCAAACTATTTACACTATTGGGATGATGCTACATCAGCTTGGGTTGCAGTAACTACCTCTGGTTCTCCTACAATGACTGGAGTAACAAAGGTAAGATTTACTAAGTACAACTGGGGTAGCCCTAAAGTTACACTTACTGATGGTATTAACCCTGCAGCTACTTATGATGGTACAACCTACACGCAGATTACACATGCTGATGCTCCCAGTGCACCAAAGTTTTCACACGTTTATAAAAACCACATGTTTCTAGCAGGTGATCCTAGTGAAAACACAAACCTTTACTTTAGTGCACCATATAATGAAACAAGCTTTGCTCCTGCTGATGGTGCTGGTGTTGTCAACGTAGGCTTTCCTATTGTAGCTATTAAGTCTTTCCGTGATGTATTATACATCTTTGGTACTAATAACATCCGTAAACTTGTTGGAGATAATATCTCTAACTTTGTATTACAAGAAGTTACAGATGATCTTGGTTGCCTAGCTTCAGATAGTGTTATTGAAATAGGTGGTGATCTGCTATTTTTATCACAAGATGGCTTGCGTCCTATCTCGGGAACTGATAAGATTGGGGATGTAAATCTTGAAACGGTATCAAAAGATATTCAGTCTATTTTTACTGACATTATTTTTGACATTGATCTTGAAGGATTAAATTCAGTAGTCATACGACAAAAGACTCAGTTTAGATATTTCTTTGCAGGTGCAGACACTCAAGGTATTATCGGGGGCTTTAGACAAACACCTAATGGTTTGCAGTTTGAATATAGTCAGATGCTAGGTATTACAGCTACTTGTTCAGACAGTGGTTATATCGGGCAAAATGAATTTGTTATTCATGGCGATAGTGAAGGCAAGGTTCATAGACAAGAACGTGGCTTTGATTTTGACGGTGAGAATATCATTAGTATTTTTCAAACACCATTCTTTCATATGCAAGACCCTGAACAACGTAAAGTATTTTACACCGTAGCAACATACTTACGATCAGAGGGTAATAACGAAATTGTTATGTCGGCAGTTTATGATTATGAAGATGTAGATACTCTTAATCCAACAAACTTTAATTTATCTACAGAAGGTGCTGCTGCTTATTATAACGAAGCTTTGTACAACAGCACAGCAATATTTGATGGTAACCCATCACCAGTGCAAAGAACAAACATATCGGGTTCAGGTAAATCAGCATCATTTAGATATGTTACAAACAGCTCAGATGCGTCACACAGTATTCAGGGTCTAGTGATTACATTTGGAGTAGGAGACAGGTTATAAAATGGCAGGGTATTCACGACAGTCAGTAGCTGACATTATCGCTAATGCGGTTATTAAAGCTGCACCAGTAAACGCAGAGTACAACGCAATCCGTGATGCGTTTGCTTTTTCAGGCGGTCACAAACACGATGGCAGTTCTACAGAGGGTGCCTATGTACCACTAATTGCTGACACAGATGCTTTAAACAAAGTTGTAATAGATACATCAAACAATCGTATTGGTGTTTTTGTTGAAGTATCCTCTGCTGCAGTAGAACAAATACG